AAGGTACTGCGTCTGGAAAGATAAAGTACACAGGGGAATGCATATTGACAAATTATGCTATTTCTTCACCCGTAGGAGATGTTGTTGCATTTTCTGGCGATCTGCAAGTAACTGGTGCAGTAACTAGAGGCACACACTAGGTTTACAATGGCTGATAATAAAAAACGACTTACGCTTGAAGATTTGGCCTCAATACCAAATGTTCCAACAGAAGAGGTATTTATACCTCAATGGGATAGAACAATATTGGTACAGGGTATATCTAAGGCAACACAAATAAAATTAGGTCGGCTTATCAATGCAGATGATACAGATGCATTTGATTACCAAAAAGAATTGTTAAAGGTTTCAGTTCTTGAGCCAAAATTAGATGATGACGCAATAAATATGCTTTATGAAAAAGAATCTACTGTAATAGATCAGATTTTTGTAGCATTAAACGACATCAATGGTTTAGGGGGTCAAGGCGATTTAGCCGACCAATTTTGAAAACGATTCCGATTTAACATTTGAATTTAAATTAGCTCGTGATCTAGGCATGACTGTTGGTAGTATGCGACAATCAATGTCTCTGCTAGAATATCAACAGTGGGTAGGTTTTTACCTATATGAGAAAAAACGCAGAGATTACCAACAAGCAATGCAAGAGGCAGAATTGAATAAACAAAGGTCAAAAAGATAATGGCAGTAGCAGATATATTTATTCGTATTGTTACAAAAGGTGCTGATCTTGCAGGTAAACAAATGGAAGGTCTTGGTGGTAAGACTGCCAAACTTTCAAAGGTTGTAAAAGGGGCTGCAATTGCATTTGGTACTGCACTTGCAATTGGTGTTTCAAAGGCAGTAAAAGAATTTGTAGAATTTGAAGACGCACTAACTCAATCTCTTGCAATCATGAACACATCTGTTCAAGAACAAGAGAGAATGGTACAGGCGGCAAGAGATGTTGCCACATCAACAAGAATATCAGCAACAGAATCAGCAGAGGCTTTCTTTTTCCTAGCATCAGCAGGTTTAAATGCAACACAATCTATTGCTGCATTACCACAGGTGGCAAAATTTGCACAAGCAGGTATGTTTGATATGTCATTGGCAACCGATCTTGCTACAGACGCACAATCAGCATTAGGTTTAACTGTAAATGACGCACAAAAAAACCTAGAGAATCTCACAAGGGTTACAGATGTTCTTGTAAAGGCTAATACATTAGCAAACGCAAGTGTTCAACAGTTTTCAGAAGCACTAACAACTAAATCGGGTGCAGCATTAAAGGTTGTTAATAAAGATATTGAAGAGGGTGTTGCCGTTCTTGCTGCATTTGCAGATCGTGGTGTAAAAGGTGCAGAGGCAGGTGAAAAATTAAACCAAGTATTAAGAGATATACCAAGGGCAACGGCCAAGAATAGTGAAGAATTTGCAAAACTTGGTTTAAATATGTTTGATACAGAGGGCAATATGAAAAATGTTGCTGATATTGTAGAAGAATTGGACGCAGTTCTTGGTCCAATGTCTGATGAATTAAAAGCAAGTACATTAGATCAATTAGGCTTAAATCGTGGTGTTGCAGACGCAGTAAAGATTCTTTCTGGTGCGGGGGATCAAATAAGAGAATATGAACAGGCATTAAGAGATGCAGCAGGTGCAACAGAAGAGGTTGCAGATAAACAAATTGATTCTTTGGCAGGTCAGGCAGATATATTGAAACAAAGATTTTCTGTATTAGGTCAGGTTATTATTGAAGAATTTGAGCCTGCAATAAGAGATAGTATTGAAGCAACATCTGATCTATTACAATCTTTTACAGATTCAATACCGGGTATCAAGGCATATTTTAAGGTTTTAAATGACAACATAGATACATATGGTTTTTTTGGTGGCGTTGTAAGATTTGCAATAAAAGGTAACCAAGAAATAGCATTTGAATTATCAAGGGTTGCAGAAAGGCACAAAGTTGCGGCAGATTTTGTACAAAGAAATGCTCAAAGAAATAAAGAATATGCAGATAAATTAAGAATTACAAATATGCAACAAATTGACGCTGCAAGAAATTCAGAGAGGTATGCAGTTGAACAAGATATGTTGGCAGTTTCTCTAATGGACACAACAAAACAGGTAGAAGAACAGACTGAAGCAGTAACAGAATTATCTGATGAAATGTTGGACAAACAACTTGGTGCTTTATCAGCAATGTTAGACGCAGAAAAAAATTACCAAGATATATTAAAAGAAAATGAAAGGTTATTAGATAAGAGAAAGAAAGCAGATCAAAAGGTTACAGAGGTTGAGGGTAAATTAGAAAGACAAAAACAAAAGATAACTGATATAGAAGATAAATTGGCAGACGCTAGAAAGAATGCCACATTAATAACCGATGAAGAAAAACTTGCAATTCTTAGACAAGAAGAGGCAGTCAGAAGATTAAATGAAATAGAAGATAAATCAGAATTACAGAAACAAGAATTAATTGTTGCACAAAATAGATTAAATCAAATAAGACAAGAAGCAATCGGTGATGATCGTGAAGTTATTAGGTTAAAAAGTGAATTAGAACAGGCAGAGAGAGAACAGATTAGGTTGCTTGATGATCTGAAAGACGCACAAGAAAGATTTAATGAGGCAAACAAAGAGTTTCAAGAATTAAAACAACCACAACATTTATTAAAAATTGCAGAGGCAAAGAGAGAATTAGATAAGGCAATTTCAGATGTAAAGGCATTTGATAGTCTAAAAGATGCTTTAGATATGATTGCAAAAACCACAGGTCAGACACTTGCAGATATTTACAAAGATATTATGGCAGTAATAAATATGAAACCACCAACTGAAACAACAGGTGGCGGCGGAGGTGGTACACCACCACCAATTGTACCATCACCGGGTCCAGATCCATTTGTATTACCAAGTGAAACAACTGCCACACAAAGAGTTTTGGCAGATTCAAGGTTTAATGGTGGGTCAGGTGTAACAACAATATTAAATATTCAAAATAATATACAAGGTGAGTTTAATCCAGATGATGTTGCGATAAAGGTTGTTGAGGCACAAAAAAGAGGTCTAAAGGTTATTTTATGAGTGTTGCTTTTGATTCAAATGTAACACTAACAATAGAGGTGGCATTTGATTCTAACCCATTTGATACAAGCCCAAGTTTTACAGATATATCTGCCTTTGTAAGATCATTTACAACGGCAAGAGGTAGGGTCAATGAATTAGGACAGTTTGGTGCAGGTACATTAACATTATTATTATCAAATGCAGATAATAGATTTAATCCAACAAACACATCTTCACCATATTTTGATTCATCGGCAGGTAAAACAAAGATACAACCTCTAAAAAGGGTTAGGGTTTCTGCTGTTTATGATTCAGTAACATATAGAGTGTTTGAGGGTTTCTTGGATAAAATACCAGTATCTTACCCAGCAAATGGTAATGATTCTGTTGTAACGATAACTGCGTCTGATGCATTCAGAATTTTTAGGCAAGGTGATATACAGGCAAGAGGTTTTAGATTAGGTTTGCCAGGATTTTCTGAAGTAGGGCAATCAACAAGATTATCGTTTACACCAAATACAAATGAATATCTTCAGACGGTAAGGTAACATTTAGAAATAGGGATTACAGATTATCAAATACAAAGGCAATCAATGTACAAGCAACATTTAGTAATGACGGATCAAATTTACCTTATACAGATGTTGGTATTTCGTTTGATGATGAAGAAATAATAAATATTTATGAATGGCAAAGAGAGGGTGGCACAACACAATATATTGCTGATACCGATTCTGTTTTATCATATGGTGCATTTGTAAACCAACAAACAACAATAAATATTTCAGATGCTAATGTTGCCTCAATTATTTCACAAAAGGTTGCAGAAACATCAACACCAATAAAAAGATTTGAAAAATTAAGCATAAATCCAAGACAAAATACGCTAATATGGAATCAAGCACTCGGTAGAGAGTTTGGCGATAGAATCAAAGTTAAGGTTGTAAACCCAGACGGATCATCGTTTGAAGATGAGGTGCTAATAGAATCTATCACACATGAGGTGTCTGCACTTGCACAATCATGGAACTGGACACTAACATTAAGTCCAGCAGGTTCTTCAGCATGGATATTAGGTCAAGCTAAACTAGGTGAGGGTACAAGGTTTGCATACGCATAAAGAAAGGTAATAATGGCAGGCGCAGGTTTTAAGGTATACGCAACTGGTGATCTAATCACCGCAACAGAATTCAATACATTTTTGCAAGAACAGGTAATAATGGTTTTTGCCGATAGCTCTGCACGGGATTCTGCCGTGTCAAGTCCAAGTGAGGGTATGTTCTGTTTTCTAAAAGATTCCGATACATTACAATTTTACAATGGCGGATCGTGGGCAAGTTTTATTGGCGACGGTGATATTACAGGTGTAACAATTACAACAGGGTCTACATCTGGTTTATCTGGTGGTCTC